GTCAATTAAGCACTCGTAGTATTCTGCTAGTAAATCGCTATGTGGATCAAGTGTATCCTCTGATCCTGATAACTGATTATAAGATATTAAGTTGTGCATAAAAAACTCCGTAAACTACAATTAATAGACCATGATATAGGAGTTTCAGGTCATCTTGTTCCCTCTAATTCTCCCAATTATTTAGACATAAAGTGTCTGTATTTCCTGATACAATTTACAAAAATTTATGCCTATTAGAAAACCTTATGGGTCGAAAAATACCTGGAGTAAATTTTCCGACTTTTTTGGAAACGAAAAGCAAAAAAGGTGGGGGTAACCCACCTCATGCTTATGCGTATGCAAGTGTTCGATCAAGCATTAGCAAGTTCTTTTTGGAACTTGACACCACGGTAAGACATCTCTGTCTTAGAAGGTGTTGTCTGCTTGCGATCATTGGTGTCATACTTAACACCACGGTATGTGACTTGTGCCATTGGTTTTCTCCTGAAAGTGAGGTGGATTAGACCCCGTTCCTTCAGTCGGCTTTTGCGTCTCCCGAAGGAGATGAACGATCCGTTCCGAGTCGGCTTACTTGCGACCTGAATGTATCAGGTTGAACGATTGTGTTAATAATAACACATTTTAATTATTTAGTCAAGTAGATATGTAAATTTGTTACATCGACCCTACAGAGCAAAAAAATACCCCGATTTTTTATCGGGATATAATGGAATTAAAAGTTGAATTTGGTTTCACCTTCCTTTTCTTTTCTTTTTAGATGCTTGCTTAGTTCTATGACCCCATACCTTTGGACTTATAGTTCCTTTACCATACTGTATATCTTTTAAACCATGTTTGAATTTATCGTAATACATATCAAACAAATTAGTCTTGGTTCCTCTAGTCAAATCATACTTAGTATCCCCAAGTTTACCAGACTCATACACAGCATAGCTTATAATATAAGCATCTGTAGGAGCATCAGGAGTAGAAACATCTTGCCGAGAACCATTCTCAACTAACATTTCACATCCATACTCAGACCTAATTTTATTTTTTTCTTCAGAAGACCAAAGTTCTTCCTTCTTTACAGGTTTTTGTAACTCTTTCGTTTCTGTAGTTTCGTTACTCATCCTCTTCCTCCCCATGTAATATCAGGATAAGCTTCAGATACATTTTCCTTTGTGATCTTATACTTATCAGTTAATCTACTATCCTTAATAAGACAAAGTATCTCTGCTTCTAATGGATGCAATCCCTGAAGCATATCAATAAACATAGATTCTCTACGAAGACCATTCATACCAGGATTACCACCCTTCAAGAAATTATAGAACTTAGTATATTCTCTACGAATACTAGTCTGTCCCTGATCCTGTGACCCAAGAGAAGTGGTTCTAAGTTCACCCATCTTATCAACTGCATCACTAATCTTATCTGTTAATGATCCTGTTGTATTTGCATCATCTTTATTATTACCATAAGGAACATCTCCCTGTGGTAAAAGAGTTACAATAGTTTCATCAAAATTCCATATAAGGACTGCTTTTAAAGAAGGATCACCATATCGTTGAAGAACTTCTACCTTTTTTGCATTACTTCTCATCTTAGAAGCAGCACCAAGAACCTCATATGCAAAAGGATTCTTAGGTAAATCAGGAACCTTCTGTGGTGCTGCCTTAGCCTTAGGTTTTGTTGCAGTAACCTTTTTAGTTGTTGACGCTCTCTTTCTAGTCGTCGTCTTCTTCGTTGTTGTCATAATTTTCAAATCTAAATGCTACAATTTCGTCGGGAAGTAAATTACCATTACCATCAAACATTTCAGGATGTACTTTAACATCATGATAGTTCATAAAGTATTCTCTGGCAACCCATCCACCAATTGCTCCCACTATGAGAAACAGTATTGTTAGAAAAGACCCGAAAACTAAACTTATCGCTAACATCTGTCTGCCTCCTATGGTAAGTGTGGTGATATGTAATGGTTTGGTTTTCTTTTTACCTCCCGTTAGAATAAATTCAAAACCACGATCAATATCATAATCTGGTTTATTTATAGGTTTCTCAGACGATTTTCTTTTCTTTAAGAAATTGAACTGTTTCAGTACATCCTCCAACCTTATGCCTCTGCCCTGTATCATCACAGACTACTTGAGGAAATGTTGATCCTTGACCAAACTCAGCATAAAAATCTTCTCGTGTAAAATCATCCTCTAGATTATACACAACATGCTCTAGCTTTGTCAACTGCATTACTTCCTTTACTTTCTCACAATATGGGCAACCTTCTCTACTATAAATCGTAAAATTCATTTTAAGATATTATTTTTAAAAAATTATTTAGTAGCAATTATAACACGTTCTACCAAGAAGTTGTCATGAAATACTGTTCTGAAGACATTTGTCTTGATCTCCTAGTAACTGCTCTTGCTGTAGGAAGATAAAGTTCACTATCATTAGCGGTAACTATTTCATTTATAATAGTTTTTCCTAAAACTTTATCTTTAGTAATAACATCAGTAGATCCTATGGTGATCTTAGAATCTGAATCTACTATATGCAATCTTCCAGTATGGAATGTAGCACCATGACTGAAATTAAAATCACCAGTAGTTGTCTGCCACAATATAGATTTATCAGTAGTACCTTTAATTACTATACCACCATTATTTGCCATCTCATCGGTTGGATCACCAATTAAGAATTGTGCATCATCATAAGTACCAGAACCACCTATAACATCTGAAAGATATACAGTTGATGATGCTATAGATACTATTTTAGTGCCTGAAGGTATAGTCAAACCAGCAGGAGATACTAGGGTAACAGGTATTCCCTCTATTATATCAGTAATAGGACTAACATTATGAATTACAGTTGATCCAGCACCTGCAGTTGCAGTAAATAATGTATCAGTTGAAAAACCTAAGACAATATCATTTGATCTTACTCTCAATTGAGAGTTTGTATTTATTCTTAGATCTCCATCTATATTAAGAGCACCAGTAAAGGTAGATATTCCTATCGATCTTATATTTCTAACATTATCAATATCCTCATTATAATTTACACTATTAATCTTAGCACTACTGGTAATAATAGCATCGCCTAATACATCAAACTTAGTAGTAGCAGATCTTCCTACTCCAAGATTACCATCAAATCTAGAATTACCAAGAACAACAAAGTCATCACTAGTAGGTAATCCACTTACCTCATAAAATAATTGTCCATGACAAAGGAATGTTACCTTTGATTTAGGATTTGAGAATCCTATTAAGGATTGGCCTGCACCTAATTTTATATCTGGTCTAGTATATGTTTGTCCTGGTGCAATACTAAAACCGAAGTCTAAATATTCGGTACTACCAAAATCATTTAATCCACCATCAGAAAGACCAAGTTTTACTGTTGCAGGATCTGGTCCTAAATTACATATAGATACTGTTACTTTAGATTCAGATCCACCAGGTGCAGTATATAATGCTTGCTTTGTTGCACCTGTAGATAATGTGTGTTGAAGGATTCCAGATCTTACAGGGTTTATAACATCATTAGTGGTTTGTCCATAAAATAAAAAGTTTACATCACTTTCTGTTGATCTTACAACTAACTTCTGTCCTGCACCAATATAAAGATTTTCAGTCTCTATTACTTCCCCATACTTAATATATCTGTTATACTCAAAATATCTTATGTTGGAACCATCCCTATAACCAATTTGAATCCTAGATGGGTTATAGTTCTTACTACCAATAGTAATTTTACCAACTGTTAGTTTGTTAGCAGGTCCTTCGTAAAGGTCGACAACTGGACCTGTTCCTGGTATAATAGAACTTAATAGACCAAACGCCATCTATCTCAACCGAATACAATTTTAAATATTTATAATGATTATACTAACAGGAGCAAAAGGATTTATAGGTCAAAACTTTCTTAAGTATTTGATAGAACATTCGGATGAAGAAATCGTCACAGTTGATGAGCATGATTGTTGGGATTGGATAGCATATTTTAAGGACTGGGATAAGGTATCTCTTATACTACACCAAGGAGCGATCTCAGCAACGACAGAAACAGATATAGATAAACTCCATAGAACTAATGTTTGGTTCACTATAGAGTTGTTTGAGAGGGCAATAGAGCATCAAATAGATGTTAAATTTGCCTCATCAGCATCAGTATATGGTAATACTAGAAAAAGTTTATTTGCAACTACTCCCAATAAAATATCTCCATTAAATTATTATGCTATCACTAAACTACAGATAGATTATTACATACAAGACAACCTAGATAAGTTCTCATCTATTCAGAGTTTTAGATACTTTAATGTGTATGGAGATGGAGAAGATAAAAAAGGAGACCAAGCAAGTCCAGTACATAAGTTTACCAAACAAGTAAAGGAGACAGGTAAACTAAAACTGTTTGAAGGTTCAGGTAAGTATCTAAGAGATTTTATTTGGGTTGGAGATATAGTAGAAGTCGTTCTTAATAATGACAAACCATCTGGGATCTATGATCTTGGAACCAGTAACCCAGTTAGTTTTAAACTTGTTGCTGAACTAATAGCAGCAAAATATAATGGAGAAATAGAATACATTCCATTCCCAGAACATCTAAAAGGAAAATATCAATATCTAACTATCGCAGAGAAAATATGGGACTACCAGTTCATAAACGTAGCACAGTATCTTAATCTCCTCTAAAGATCCTGTGCGAATCTAAATCAAAATGTTGCGTAGAGAACTCAAATAATTCAGAATCCTCAAGGGCAACCATCTGATGTCTCATCTTTCTATCAACATGAAATTTATCACCTGGTTCTAAAACCATACTGTCAGATAATCCAATATCATCATCAAAACCATAAAAGAGATGTATCTTACCTGACTGTAAGAAGAATGTTTCATCTTTTAAAAGATGATAATGCCAAGAGCATCTCTTACCTTTAGCAAAGAATAAAAGTTTACCACAATATTCAGAAGTATTACATATCCACTTCTCATATCCCCACCCTTTAGGGACAAATTTTATTTCAGATGAGTTCATAATATAAAACGAAAATGGTTATGTCATCTCCATTACTGTAACACATATGTCAACACTTGCGTCAGCATCACTATAAGCAGTCACTGTATCTTCAGCCTCTAAAACTATTTTATTACCTTCTACAAATTCTAGCGTAGATCCCTGTGGAATGGGAACATTCTTTAACAATCTGACATCATCTTGAGTTGTTCTTGTAATTCCAACACCAACTAATACACTAACACCTGAAGTATTAGCAATAGCAATTCCCAAAACAGTTGAAGTTGTACCAGTAGGAACTACATAAACATTAGTGGTTGTTATACCAACATCTGCCTTAGTTTTAAGTTTGAAAGTATTTGCCATATTGTTATCCTAATGCAAATGCAAGCCGTACTTGTTCATCCAATAAATCAACACCTGCGACCTTAACCGTAGTCGAACTATTTATATCTCCCATCACATCCAATTTATACTGAGGAGTTGATGTACCAATACCAACTCGGCCTGTTGATGGTTCATATACAATAGGATCTGTTGCTGTAGCAATTCCAAGAATAGAAGTTGAAGCAGATCCAACAAAAGTTAAATCTTGAGCAGGTCCTGTTGTAATAGTAGAGATACTTAAAGCAGCACCAAGTTCAACAACTACAGTACTACCATATCCAGTAATACTTAACCCAGATCCAACAAAATTTATATCAGTAAATCCAACACCAATTCTAGTAATTATATCACCAGATCCAGGATGTTCAGAAGTTGATCCAATACCAACACCAGCAGTAAATAAATCACCACCAGAATAAAGTTGACCTGTAAAGTTTACATCACCATCAACATCAAGTTTATACTCAGGATTTGTGGTTCCAATACCAACAAAAGGAGTAGTAGATGTTGTTATAGCAATCTTTCTAGTAGCGTCATCTACTACTAGAAAAGAACCAAGTTGAGATAATTCTCTATTAAATGCCATCTATATGACTACTTTATTATCTATTTATCATGGGAAAATACCGTTGCCAGCTCCCCATTTAATATAAACTACACCATTACCACCTTGCCCACCAATTCCACCATATTGACCACCGCCACCGCCTCCACCATAGGATCCACCAGCACCACCATTTCCAGCACCACCAACAATATTACCATACCCACCAGTTCCACTAGATCCATTGGTTCCACCACTTCTTCCACTACCACCATCTGGTGTACCAACTTGAGAATTACTTAAAATATCATATGTTCCTCTACCATTATGACTAAAAGTTGTAGTGCTAGATTGCCAACCACCACCTCCACTATATCCAACTCCACCACCTCCTCCTCCAGTTCCATATCCACCACATCCACCAGAGTATCGACCAGTTCCATCTAAATCAGCCATTTGATTACCATTTCCACCAGCACCTCCAGTAGTAGCATAATCACCACCACCTAATCCTCCACCATCTCCAACTACAACATTTCCAGCAGTACTATTGTTATTACTCACCCATTTTCCACCACTCGCATGACATAACGCAGTACTACCTCTTTCTACTTTACTATCACCAGCATCTCCACCTTGTGCTGTTGGATGTTGAGGACCAGATCCACCACTACCACCACTACCAGCAGTTACGGTTAATACTTCACCAGGTGTTACAGGAACTAAATTTTTCCAGGCACCTCCACCACCAGCACCACCCATAGCTCTATATCCACCAGCACCGCCACCTCCACCACCAGCACCTCCACCAATGCAAAGAATGCTAATAAGAGTAACATCATCAGGAACAGTCCATGATTGTGTTCCTGTAAAAGCCATACTTCCATCAGGAATTACATTACCACCTGAAAATAATACTTGTTGTATTGACATTAACTTACACCTCCATTATAAGTATCAAAAGGATGGATAGTAGAACTAACAGTTGCTGCTTGAGTTGGATTCTCTCTTGCTTCAGCGAATGAGAATTTATAAGCATTAGTAGATGGAAACGCTCTTCCAGTACCCCATATAATTCTAACAGCACCACTACCACCTTGAGATCCATTACCTCCATTATTACTGGTGCTATCACCTCCTCCACCTCCACCATATTTTCCACCATCTCCACCTCTACCAGTGCTTGTGGTTCCATCATTTCCAATTGCTAATGATCTATGCCAATACTTATATGATCCAGCACCACCACCAAAACCAGGATTAGAAAATCCTTGTGCATAACCATCACCACCTTGTCCTACTGCACCAGTCAGACTAGTTCCACCGCCACCACCAGCACCGTTGAAACTTCCTGATCCACCGCCACCAGCACCACCAGATCCACCAGATGCCATAGTTCCTGAGTTACCACCTCTACCGCCACCACCAGAATATCCACCAGCTCCTCCACCACCAGAAGAAATAGATCCACCACTATAAACAACAGCAGCAGCACCACCACCAGTACCACCACCGTCTCCTACAAAATCTCCACCAGTATAAGTTTGATCATTAGGATAGTTTCCAGATCTTCCTCCTGGAGCACCACCACCTTTTACAGTAGTTGCGTCTATGAAATATGAGTCTTGACCATCACCACCATCTTGTCCAACACCACCATTACTAGCACCACCAGCACCAACAACAACTGTATAAGATTGACCTGGTGTTACTGAAATATTATTCTTATATCCAAGACCACCACCAGTTCCACCAATTCCACCAGCAGCATTAGCACCAGTTGCGGTTCCACCTCCACCGCCACCGCCACCAATAGCAACAGCACAAACCGAAGTTACATCATCAGGACAAGTCCAACTATATGTTCCTGGTGTTGTCCATTCATCCTCACCAAATCCATTACTAGGATTCAAAGAAAAATAAGCACTATCAAGATTTGGACCATTACAAGCTATTAATACAGCATTATCTTCTTGAGTATATGGTTGTCGATGAGAAGGAGTAAGATGATCATTAGGATAAAGAGCTGTCTTAGAAACACGAACATTAGATAAATTACCATGAATCGCATTACTATTATCACCAGCTATTCTTATTCGGACTGTATCAGTATCATTGAAGTTTATATTTGCTAAATTAAAAAACTGTTGGTTATAATTATAGGTACGAGCACCACCCATGAAATAGATTAAAGAATCACCAGATCTCATCCAAATATAATGCTTCCAATAATTCTCTGACCCTGGTGCAAAAGCTTGATCACTACCATTAGCCCATCGTTCAGTAAGGGTTCCAAGAGTATTGTCAGATGCCCATGCCATACTAACCCAATCATTAGAAGCTTGAACTGACCACTGAACTTCTTCTTCATCATCTAAACCTTGAACAAAAGGAGCACCTGGATACTGCTTATTACGATCTTCATAATAATTAGTATATTCTAAACTACTTCCCCTATGCCAAAA